TCATTCATTAGTCAATATCGCCAAGTCGCCTTTTTTAATAGGAGACGCAGGCGGTAACTCACGGTGTGAAAGTTCATCTTCGTTTACATTCATGGGACGCAGCAGTCTCATTGTGCGCTCAAATGCAGACAATGGATTAAGGGCATTCTCAGTTTTATAAATTACTTTTCTACAGATAGAAAATTTTTCATAAGGGACATCTATTTCAACAATTTCTTTCACTGCATCCAGTGTGCCATAATCAACACCATCAATGACTACAGGTTTACCCTTCTCAATAATTCGTAGAGTATTGCCTTTTTTTGCACCATCTTTCAATCCAAAATTTATCAGGAGTGAAGATTCGTCAATTACTTCCAATACTTTAAAACTTCTCATCTTCGTTTATCCTTTCCATCCACTTTGTCTCAAAGTGGGACCTGTTGTGGTATTTCTCATTATCAGCGAGGATTTTTCTTTTCCTCAGAACTTCCGCCGCAGCTCGACCACCTTGCCGATGATCCGGATGGGGAGGTCCTGTATCTGCTCCTTGGTATAAAAATGGGGACTGTACACGCCGACGTTATGACCAATCAACGTCAGCCCGTCCGGCCCCTCTTTGACTTCCTTCACTGTGGCATCGTTGCCGTTCACCAGCACGATGGCGATTTCTCCGTTCTCCACTTCCGGCTGCTGACGTACAATGACTACGTCGCCTTCGTGGAGCGTAGGCTCCATGCTTCGCCCCTTGACTTGCAGGGCGAAATAGGTTCCGCTTTTGGCCATCTGGGCCGGAATTTCTTCGTAGTCGATGATGTCGGTGATGGCCTCGATGGGGATGCCCGCCACCACACGGCCTAGCACCGGAATGCGGACGCCACGGGCGGACTGGGGCTTACTGGACACCACAACGGGCTGATTGGTGTTCAATGCCTTCAGCATTTCATCCAGGCTCATTCCCATCGCACTTGCAATAGCTTTCATTTTTTCGAGAGTGGGGGCTACGGGCTCTTTAGTTTTCGGATTATAAATTTTTTCAAGTACACCGATATATGCTTTACTAATACCAGAAATATTAGCAAAATCTTGCATTGATAAATTGTGATTCTTCCTATATTCTTTAATTAATTCTCCTACATACATGAGAAACACCTCCATGCCTGTATTGTATAAAATTTTAGACAAGAAAACAAGTTTTTTGTCTAAAATAGTTGACATTCCCTCACTTGTCTAATATAATAGACGCATAGAAAGGAGGGAGCTACATGTATAAGGTAAAAGCGATGAGAGAAAAGTTAGGGTGGACTCAAGAAAAGCTATCCGAAATTAGCGGTGTGTCTAGAGCCTTGATTTCCATGCTCGAAACGTCTGACGAAACAAAAACTTCTACCGGCACTCTGCTGAAATTGGCGAATGCGATGAATTGCAAAGTAGCAGATATTTTTGTGGCTTAATCGTCCAATATAATAGACGATACGTAAAAACGCAAGAAAGGAAGGCCAACCATGAAGGAGGAGAAAGAATGGATGAATTGGAGCAACTGAAAATTAAAAACGCCGAGCTCAAACAGAAGCTTGAAACACGGCGTTTTGAAACCTTCACAAATTGCCTGTACTTGGTGAATATCCTTGCCATCACCACACAAAAGTGGGATGGTTGGCTGCTGCTTTACTTCTTTGCTGCTGAACTGGTTGGATTATATATCTGGCTATTCTGGACAGACTTTTGGGATTCCAGAGAATCCTGATGAGCCTAGCCCCGCAGATGTGAGGATGAAAATGAGTAAAAAAGACCATTTATGGATGAAACTGGAGAATGACACGACGGCCGTGATCGTCTCAATCATTACCTCTACGGTAACAAGTATGGTGCTAACCATTTTGTTATGTACAAGGTGGAGATGGTTGTTAGAGCTGCTGTAACCAGAGAAACAGCAAAAGGAATCAAGACAGAACGAATAAGATATTGTTTCCTATCATCTTGTTTGGCCAGTTTTGAATCTTCCAATGCTTTTTCTCCAAGAGCATTGATGGTTATGAATCCTGTATATTCCCAACTATCAATTCCGCCATCGACAACAATGTCCCTGTATTCACGGTCTATGTAGGATGTGTTTTCAACTGGGATTCTGTTATTCCGGTCTGGCGTGGCCAGTAAGTCAACTCTCAATTCTATGATTTTGGGGGATTTATTTAATGCCCTAGCCAGTTCACTCACTTCAGTTTTTCCGTGCTTGTGCAGGTATTGGAGAATGGCATAATCAACTTTTTGTAAGTCAGATGCTTTAATCACTGGCATCACCTCCTTCCGTACCCATTATACCAGAAAGAAGATTGGAAGGAAGAAAGGAGTGATCTGTATGGAGTGCTTGACATGTTCCGTAAAGGAAGCAGCCAAAATCCTGGGAGTATCTCAAGATTATATCCGGCAGATGGATGGCAAAACCTTGCCACGGCTCACTAAACTGAAAGGCACTATCCGTTTTGCCCTTAAAGATGTGCTGGCCTGTGCGGACGAAACAGAGGCAGCCATCCGTCCATCTGAGCTTAAACGGCTGAAGATGGCGCTGGAATCAGCCCAAAACGAAAATCAAAGGTTGCGCAATGTAATTCGCAGCATATGTGCTGCTGCGAACATTGCGGCGGTGCAAGAAAAGCTATAAGGAGTGAGTAAATATGAGATGGACGGACAGAGAAGAAACCATGTCGATGCTTATCGATTATGCCACAAAAACGGGAATCCTAGCCGCCCTGACGGATATCCTCCAGGGCGTGGATTATCCCATCCGGCTGGAACTGTCGAAGGATGGATGCCAGGTCATTGTCCATTACGAGAATGGCATGCCGGACGACCGGGCCAACATCCAGGGCGACAACCACCTGGCCATGCTGTACGACCTGTTCAAGCAGTGCGGACCTCATATGATGGCCAAAATCTAAGGAGTGATCAGGATGAGAGACAAACTGAACGAATTCGCATCCCTGGAATGGATGGACTCCATCGTATGGTGGGGCAAGTACATCCTGGTGAAAATCGACTGGTGGACCAGTAATCATCCTGGCCCCACCGGCTTCATCGTGGGTGTGCTCCTGGCGGTCTCCATGTTCGGCTGGTAGGGGGTGAACGGAGTGAAGCATGCGGCACTGAAACGATTTGTGGAGTATGGCATCCTGCTGCCGATGGCGCTGATCTATATCCTGATCTGCCAGGCAATCAGAGGATTCATGAACTGGCCGGCTGCGGCCAAAGGATTTTTCCTGGGCTTCACGGTGGCCATGATCAGCCTCCTGGTCTTCGTCGACTGGGTGCTGGTATAAGGAGGAAAGGCACATGGATAACGTAGTATCAGTGGGGGAAATCAAATGGGGCGACATGAACCCTATCATCAGTTATACAGAGAAAGTGGGAAGCAAGGAAAAAGTGGTGAAGGGGGTCAGGATCCGCGGCCAGATGCCCCACCCAGACTTCGTCAAGGCCATGGATTCCCTGGGCAATGATTTTTTGGACATGATGCAGATCCGACTGCAAGACGGGGAGCTGCTGGGGGACCGGATCATTGTGACGGGACTCAAGGCCAGTGAGAGCGGCCGGGTGGCCATAAGGGTACAGCTCCTTTTCGACCACGTAAAGGCAAAGGAGTACATCACGCCCAGCTATGCCATGGAACAGTTGCCGGACGCCGCCCAGCGGCATATCACCCGGGCACTCGTGGAAGCCAAACGGTACTTGAAGGGAAAGAGTGCCCAGACTGTGCTGACGTTTGACGGCGGCAATGATACCGGGGCAAAGGCAGCGGTATCATGAGCACGGTCAGCTTGGGACTGCGGCTGCTGCTGTGGTTTGATCTTTTACAGATTTTCCTGGCGGCAGTCACTATCATCCTAGCAATTCTCTTTAACATGAAAAGGCACGGAAGGAGGTGAATTCCATGATCAGTCTTATCGGACAGTTTAACGCTTTTTATCGATGGATGGAGACAGCTGATATCGGCCCTGCCGCCCTGGCTCTTTGGATGGCTCTTCTGAAGATTTCAAATGATGCGGGGTGGAAGCTGACGTTCAATGCCTCGAATTCCATGCTAAGCGTCAAAACCGCCGGGTTGTCTATACCTGCTATCCATCGGGCGAGAAACCAGTTGCAGCAGCAGGGAAGAATAACCTTCCGGGTCCGGAAAGGAAACCAGTCATCGGAATACACCATTATTCCCTTTGTTGAAAAATACGTTAAGCAATCTGACCAGCAAACCGACAGCAAAGCGACCAGCAAACAGTCAGCAAACCGACAGCAAAGTGACCAGCAAACCGACAGCACCACGACCAGCATTGCGACCACATACATAGAAGAGAAGAAAAGAGAAGAGATAGAGAACGAGAAAAACAAGAAAAAGAGTCGTTGTCGTTGTCCTGATTTTGGAGAAGTGGCAAAACTCTTCCAGGACAACATCCACCCGTTCAGCGGACCGGTGGAAAAGGACATGGTTATAGACCTGGTGGATACCTACGGGGCAAACTGGACCCAGATGGCTATCCGGCAGGCTATCGGAGCAGGGGCACTGAGTCTGAAGTACATCACGAAGATCCTGCAGAACTGGAAAGCCAAAGGCGGGCCGACTACACGACGGAAGACAACGGTGGATGCGGCCCAGATGGCAGCAGAAATGAGAGAGGAGGGGATTGAGTCATGGTAAAGGCAAGAGAAGCAGCGGAAAAGCTGGCCGGCCATAAGACCACGAAAATGCCGGGGGATTACCTGGATGGAGACGGCTGCATTACCTGCGGTGTGTGCAACCACCGGAAAGAGAGCTACGTGAAGTGGTTCGACGGATCCGTGAAACTAGTACCTGTGATGTGCGACTGTGAAAAGGCCAAATGGGAAAAGGAAAAGCTGGACCAGGAACGCCGCCAGGATGCTTTCCGGATCCGGCAGATCCAGGCCTACGGATTCGCCCCCAGCCAGCTGCAGGAAATGACGTTCAAACACGCCGACCCGGAGGGAGAGAACGTCCGTCTGGCTGCGGCTTATGCCAGGCATTTCGATGAGATGAAATCCCAGAATGCGGGGCTGCTGTTCTACGGCAACTGCGGCACCGGGAAAACCTTCCTGGCCGGCTGCATCGTGAACTACCTGCAGCATCGGAACCGCACAGCCTTTATGACAAGTGTCCCGATTTTGGTACAGGAACTGAGCAGCTGGAACCGGGACGACAAGACCACAGCCCTGGACCGGATCCGGAACTGCGAGCTTTTGGTCATCGACGATCTTGGGATCGAGAACGAAGACAAGAAAAGCCTGGAAGTGGCATTCCGGGTCATCGATGCCCGGGTGAAGGCCAACCGGCCCATGATCATCACCAGTAACCTGAATGGCCAGGATCTGATGACGGACGAAATGAAGTACAAGCGGATCTACGACCGGATCAAGGACGTGTGCAAGCCCGTGGTGTTTAAGGGCAAAAGCCGCCGGGGGCGGAAGAACCACGCAGACAAGTGGGAAGAAGTGGACAGGATCCTGGAAGGAGCAGCACAATGACCTACGATCTGGCTTTTTTTCAAAAAGAGAATACAGAGCAGGCGGAAGAGATTACAAGGCTGGGGCAGGCTTTGAAGATGTCGAAATACCACAACCTGCGGCTGAAAGAGGAAAAGCACCACCAGGCGGAACAGATTGATGAACTGCAGGACCTGGTCCGGCAGCTGTCAGCAGAAGTGAACCGGCTGCGTGAGAAGGAGGAAAAGAAATGAGTGACGTGAAAATGCTGATCCGGCTGACTGCGGATCCACAACTGCGAAAGACGAAAGGCAGCGGAAAGAGTGTCCTGAGCTTCCAGGGCGCCATCAATCGGCGGAAAGACAGGAATGGTAACGAACGGGCGGATTTCCCCAGCTTCGTGGCCTGGGAGAAGAAAGCGGAAGCCATTGCCCAGTTTGTGAAGAAGGGTGATCGGCTGCTGGTGGAAGGGGACATCACGACTCACAGCTATGAGAAGGACGGAGAAAAGCGAAAGAGCACCTACATCACTGTACGGGATATCACCTTCATCGAGAGCCGAAAGAAGGAAAGCAGCCAGGGAAGTAGTGGCCCCATGGACAGCTTCGGCGATAACTTCGACGATATTCCCTTCTGATCATGGCAAAGCGAGAAGGAGACTTATACGTCTTCACGATCAAGGGACGGCCCATCACCAAAAAGAATTCTAGTCGGTGGGCCGGTCGGGGGAAACTGCTGCCGTCGGCTTCCTACAAGGCTTATGCGGAAGCAGCTATCTGGCAGCTAAAGCATCAAATGCGGGAACAGGGCCTGGACCCGGCTGGGGACGACCCTATCCCCTATGCCATGTCTGTGACCTGCCTTTACTGGATGCCCAACAAGCAGAGCTGGCCGGATCTGGTGGGGCTGCTGCAGGCAACCAGTGATATCTTGCAGGAAGCAGGCATTATCAAGGACGATGGGTTGATTGTGGATTATGGAACCAGCCGCATAGAGGGAATCGACAAGGTAAACCCCAGGGTATGGATTTCCATCCACACAATTACGCCGGGGGATCCGGTATATAAAATCAACCCTAAGCTGAAAGGAGTCAAGGAATGAGAGACATGGAATCTCCGAAAGAATGGGAATTCGTGCGGGCCTCCTATCTGATCCGCATCAAGCTGAGCCGCAGGGACCTGCTGGAACAGCTGGCGGAGGAATGCCTGGAAGTGGCTGCGGCCACCACGGGCCTGAAAGGAAATCTGCAGGAAGAAATCAGCGACGTGCTGAACGTCATGCATGTGATGGGAATCTACGATGCAGTGCCACACCTAGAATCCCATGAAACCATGATAAGCGATTTGTTGTATCAGATGACCGCCGGAAAATCGGTGGGAATCCTGGCCAGGAGTGCTGCGTTTAATGCGCTGAAGCTGATCCGGGCAGAAAAGTGGACAAAAAACAGGACAGTTGAAAAAAGGCAGGATGTACTTTGGAAACTGATGGAAGACCTGAAATTCATGCTCTACCGGGCCTGGATACTGGGCTGTAAACTGGAAATCAATCCAGCGAAAATCGTCCGGTGGTGGAACAGAATCAAGGGGGAATAAAAATGAGCAAGACGACGACACTGATCAATGCCCGGGCGGCTCTGATGGATATCGGAGTACAGGCGGAGAAGCTTGCAGCGCTGGCGGCTGAACAATACGCCAGGCTGATCGAGGATGACTGCGATGCCCTGGATGTAACGGAAGATGCAGTCTACCGACTGGACAAGCAGCTGACAGCCCTGAAGAACAAGAGACGGGACCTGGTACGGGCACGGTACGAAATGAGAGTGGAAAAGCGGGAGGCAGAGAAGGTTGAAAAAGCTGAAACGGAAGACCATCAGCAAAAAGACCAGGAAAGCAGTCTATGAGAAGTACGGTGGCCACTGTGCTTATTGCGGGTGTGAGCTGGCTTATGAGGATATGCAAGTAGACCACGTAGATCCCTATAACCTAAACAATCCATGGGACCACTATGGGCATGAAATCAAAAAGAGTGAAGATGAAATGAACGAGTTGGACAACCTGATGCCGGCCTGCCGGATGTGCAACTTCTACAAAGGCGGCGGCACCCTGGAAGCCTTCCGGCAGCGACTTGTGGATACCTTGCTGCCGAACGCGTGCAGGCCCTTCCAGTTCCGCCTGGCGGAGAAGTATGGTCTGGTGGAAAGGCATGAAAAGAGGAAAATCTTTTTCTACTTCGAGCAAGAGAGGTGTGACGAAAAATGAGAAAGATAAAATTTCGCGGATGGAGTTACGAAAAAAGTGGCTGGGTATATGGAGATCTTCGGTGCGCAAGTTTGCGTGGCGGAGCAATGATTGTGGATGAAAATGACGGCTATCGGTGGGTGGTGGACGCCAAATCAATTGGCCAGTATACGGGCTTCAGCACCAAAACGGCCGGAGACATCTACGAAGGCGACCTGCTGAATTCCGATGACGAAAACCTGGAGCTTGTAATGTGGGATGAAGAATCCGGACAATGGTGCGTAGTAGCTCCGGACGATTGCTCTATTGAAAACGCCCTGGAAGATGAAGTGGCCAATGCAGAACTGGTTGTAGTCGGGACGGAGTATGAAGCTGAGTATCTGGGCAGAGCCCCGTGGAAAGAAGAGGATGATGACCATGCATGACTTTGGTATCTGGCTCTTTGGGGCCATTTTTGGCGGCTGCGTGGGATTACTTTGGGGTGTGCTGATCCGAGCGGCCGGAAAAGACAAGGATGACGAAGACTATGGGAATCCTGATTTGAACTAATCAACAGGAAGGGGCGAATACAGTGACTGTACTACGGAATGAGGAACACTATCAGGATCCAACGGCGGGGGCTGTCATTAAGACCATGGAAGACCGGATCCGGAAGGTATACGATGCCCGGGACACGGCAGCTATGGAAGAAGCCCTGCGGCAGGCGAAAGCCATCTTTAACGAGGCGGGGTTTGCGGTAATGGAACGGATCGTGCTGAAGAACATCAGGACTGGAAAAATCTACCGATAGGGGGCGAAGCCGATGGGCCGGAAGATCCGGAGAAAGAAAAGACGATGTGACTATGACCCACTAGGGGATGAACTAGCCAGGGAGTTTCCGGACCTGCTAAAAAAGACAGAACCCTATGAGGGGCGGTGCGCTTACTGCGGCCGCCTTCTCCACCCTGGCGGGTGGCACTGGATGCGGGATGAATTCGGCCAGCTGGTGAGAAAATGCAACGACGAATACTACTGCATCCGAAGCTGCAGCCGAATGGCCTACCGGGCACTGGAACGAGCAAGGAGGAAGTAGCTATGGGAGCGACAGGAAACTTTACCGGGGAGCTGATGACGAAAGAACGGGAATGCCCCATCTGCCATCATCGGTATGTGGTGTATCCCTGGCAGAACTGGGTATACAAGTTCAGGCCGCGGGGAAAAGAATCTAGTACTATCGAAGTATGTTCATGGCATTGCCTGCAGGAACTGAAACAGAAGTACAAAAGCCAGCCAAAGAGGAGAGGAAAGGAGAATCACCAATGAACCAAGACCTGTATTCGGTGATGGCCGCAGTGATTGGAATGATTTCGGCATTGGCCTTCGCTGCTTTTTGTGCCTGGATGTTTGGAGGCTGACATGGACGCGGGAGAATTTTTGCAAAGGATCTACGACCTGGAAAGCGATATTGTCTGCAAGGAAGACGAAATCCGTAAGATCCACGAGGATATGATCCATCTGAAAAGCGTTGACATGGGGAAAGACCGGGTGGATGGAGGCCGGCCCTTGGATCTGGCAGACAAGGTGGCCAACCTCATGGAAGTAGAAGCACAGCTGGATGCAGAGTGGGATGAACTTATCAAGTGGCGGGAGAAAGCCAGGAAGCTGATCACGCAGCTGGAACCGGGCCTGTCCAAGAGCATACTGCTGCTGCGGGTAGTGAATCACCGCAGCTGGAAGAAGATTGCTGTTATCGTCCATAAATCTGAAGATTACTGCCGTCATTTATATCCTCTCGCCGTGGGGGACTTTGGATACCTACTGGCTAACCGATTTCCGGATTTTCTTGAGTCTGTCGAATTCAGGAATATAACACAAAATAGCCAGTAATAACACAACATAACCAGCAGCAAGGATGATATCATATAAGCTGTAATCAGTGCCGATGGAGAGTATGCGATGACTCCGTTTGATTACTCCACATAATACCCATTGTGCAGGGAACCTCCTGAGCAAGAGCCGCCTCTAACCGGGCGGCTCTTGCCGTATCTGCTTACAAGAGAAAGTGAAACGTGAAACCCCTATGCTTATTTCATGCCCCTACTGTGGCCGGATGCACCCCACGGGGTACGTCTGTCCGAAGAAGCCAAAACACAAATGGTATCGAAAGGAAAGAGGACAGAACGAAAGGTTCAGAAGTTCAGCAGCATGGCAGAAGAAGAGAATGGAAATTCTTCAGCGCGATCATTATCTTTGCCGCATCTGTTTAGAGGATGAACACAGACTGAATAACAATGACATTCAGATCCATCACATCACGCCGCTGGATAGGGACTTCAGTCAGAGACTTGATACAAACAATCTGATTTCATTGTGTTCAAGGCATCATGACGAAGCTGAGCACGGCATTATTCCGGCGGACCGTCTCCGTCAGCTGGCGATAGTATCCCCCCGGCTTCCAGATTTGAAAGAGCCGGCTAAACCCTAGACCGTACTGCCCTACCTCAAAACACACCAATTTCAATTCCACATGCTTTTTTTGGAACGAGTTAAACGCAATTTAAGAAGAAAAAATCAGGGGCCTATACCAACTATAGGGGGAGGGGAGAAAGCCTCTGAAAATCGCACCGGGAACGCCGCAGGAAGGCACAAGGCCCATTACAGGAGTGTTGATATGCCAAACTATAAAATCACCCAAACAAAACTAAATAGAATGGCGAAAGACCTCCTTGAAACGGCGGAGGCATATGGACTGACAGATAACTATTTGTTCATGACCACATTCCGCAGGTATACCACCCAGGTTGCGCTTGCGGAAGAACTGCAGAAGAGCTTGGAAAAGGATGGTGTCCTGGTTACTAAGGAATATGTCAAGGGACGGGCGAATATCTACACTCACCCGGGAATCAATGCCTACAATCGTGTAACGGACAGCGCCAACAAAACTGCCCAGGCTCTGAACAAGATGCTGGAAGACGCCAGAAGCAAGAAAGAGGCGGATCCTAAAACAAAGGCCATGCAGGATCCTCTGCTGAAGGCTCTCAAAGGCTGATGCTGCATGCCTAGTGCCTATATCAAAAACCATCCAGCATACAAATATGCGGAAGCCATTATTTCCGGAGACTTCAGCAGCATGGCCCTGATTCCGGAAGTGAAAGGCATCTACAAGCCTCCTGTCTATGTGGTCAAGCAATGCCAGGACTTTTTGAATGTGGCAGACGGGAAAAACCCGAATTTCTGCATCAATGAGCACAAATGCAGACAGATAGATGGGCTCCTGAAGCTTTTAATCATGCCTAGGGGCCTGCAGTTCGGGAAAACCCTGTATGAATGTACCGTAAATTATCAATGGTTGTTCTATGTGGCGGTATTGGCAGAAGTTTACCGCACAGACCCGGAAAAGCGGCGCTATGAGAGGGCTGTCCTGGAAATCTGCCGGAAAAACTTCAAGACCTACACGGTGGCCACCATCTTCATCATTTTGTTCCTGACGGAGCCGCCTTTTTCTCAATTTTTCTCCGTTGCACCGGACCGGCAGCTGTCTAAAGAAGTGAAAGAAGCCATCCAGAACACGCTGTCCGTATCTCCCCTGGTCTACTATGACATGCATGGCCTGAAAAGGTTCAAGCTTCTGCGTGACTGTATCAAGTGCACGCTGACGCAGACGACCTACACGCCTCTTGCTTATGCGGCAAACCGCTTTGATGGACGTTTGCCGAACGTATTTCTGGCAGACGAAGTCGGGGCACTGCCAAACAACAGCGCCATCGAAGCCATGGCATCCGGACAGCTGAACATCAAGAATAAGCTGGGATGCATCATTTCTACCAAATATCCGAAAGTGAATAACCCATTTGAAGCAGAAGTCGCTTATTCGAAGCGTGTCCTGGATGGACAAGTGGAGGATCAGGCGACTTTTGCATTGCTGTACGAACCAGATCCGGATATTGCCAAAGAATGGATCACCAATCCCCTGGCCATGGCCCAGGGGAACCCGGCAGGTATAGAGATTCAGGAAATCTGGGATGATTTGAAGAAAAAACATGCCCGGGCGCTGAACATTGAATCGGCTAAAACCAATTTTCTGACGAAGCACTGCAATATCATGGCTTCCGGGACCTATGACGGGGAAGCCTACATCTCCCTGGATGATCTGCAGAGGGGAAAGGTCAAGAGCATCGACCTGCATGGCCGTGATGTCTATGTGGGTGTGGACCTTTCCATGACAAACGACAACACGGCGGTCAGCCTTGTGGCCTACGATGCCAAAACAGAGGCAGTTGACTGCATACCCATGGTGTTCGTTCCGGCGGACAGAGTCGAGGAAAAAACCAGGTCGGAAAGGGTTCCCTATGCCGAATACATCAATGCTGGCTATGTGGTGCCCTGTGGAGACCGGACCATTGATTACAAGGTGGTTGAAGATTACGTGTTCAGCCTGGAAGAAAGGTATGGCTGCAAGGTCAAGGCCCTGGGCTTCGACCGGTACAACTGCCTAAGCTCTGCCCAGAAATGGGAGGATGGGGGCATTGAGACAGTGGAAGTGAAACAGCATTCCAGTGTGCTGCATTCCCCCACCAAATGGCTGGCTGAGCTCATTGCAGACGGGAAATTCCACTATGAATCCGCCAATAAAATGGTGGAAATCAACTTTGAAAACGCCAAATGCGTATATGACACGAACATGAACCGATACGTGAACAAGAAAAAGAGTAATGGCAAGATCGATATTGTGGCGGCCACCATAAACGCCATGTATCTGCTGGAACAGGACGTGAAGCTCAATACACCCATGACCTGGGGAGCTCAGTTCTGAAAAGGAGGTGAAATTAGTGGGATTGCTCAATTTTTTAGGCTTTAAAAGAGAAAAAAGGTCTCTGGAAAACCCGGTGGAAACTCCGGAGGGGCTGGCAGATCTGCTGCTGAGCGGCACCGATATGCAAGCATCCAGGGAAGAGGCACTGACCCTGCCAGCTGTGACGGCCTGCCTGCAGTTCATCACGGGGGCTGTCTCCGGTATGCCGGTCAGACTCTACCGGAGAATGGGAAACGGCGGGAAAGAAGAGATTGAAGACTATCGGACCCAGCTACTGAACAGGGAAACCGGGGACACCCTGGATGCAGTTCAGTTCAAGCGGGCCCTGGTCACGGATTATCTGCTGGACGGGGCTGGCTATGCCTTCGTGAACTGGCAGCGAAACAAGATCAAGTCTGTCCATTATGTGGCCTTCGACAATGTTTCCGCACTGACCAATGCGGATCCGGTGTTCAAAGAAGTAAACTACTGGGTCAATGGCCAGCGGTACGATGATTACCAGGTACTCCGGATCCTGCGGGACAGCGATGACGGAATGGAAGGTCATGGCATCTTAAAAGAGAACCAGGCTCTGTTCTCCACCATGTTCAAGACTCTTCGGTATGAGCACAGCACCATTGGATCCGGGGCAAAGCGGGGGTTTTTGAAGTCCAGCAAGCACCTGGATGCGGGAATCCTCCGTTCTCTGCGGCTGGCCTGGGCAAAACTGTTCTCCGGGGACAATAGTGTGGTAGTGCTCAATGATGGGCTGGATTTCCAGGAAATAGGCACCACAGCAACGGAAAACCAGCTGGTGGACAACAAAACCCTGAACAATAACTCTGTTTATGCCATCTTCGGGATTCCAACAGGGCTTTTCAGCGAAAATCCGACGTCTGAAACCTATTTACAGGCCATTCGGACGGCGGTGCTGCCGGTGGCCAGGGCCATTGAAAATGCCCTGAATAAATTCATGCTGCTGGAATCTGAGAAAGGAAGCCTGTTTTTCACCCTGGACAGCAGTGCCATTACCGAAGCCGACACTATGACGCGGTATCAGTGTTATGAAATTGGCCTGAAAAACTCCTGGCTCACGGTGGATGACATCCGCAAGAAGGAAAATATGCTGCCTGTTGGCATGGATTCCATCAAGCTGGGCCTTGATGCAGTATTGTATGACCCGAAATCCGGGGAAATCTACACTCCGAATACCGGCGTGAAGGCAAACATCAATGAGACTGCTGAAACGCCTCCAAAAGCCAGCAACTTGAAAGGAGGTGGTAATGGTGAAAGTGGAAATCCGCAGTGACAACACTGCAGTCATTGAAGGATATGTGAATGCAGTCGAAAGAATGTCCAGAATCTTGCACGATTATGACGGAAAACAGTTCCGGGAAGTAGTCAAGACTGGCACTTTCGCGAAAGCGATTGCCGCAAACCCCCATGTAAAACTGTACTTTAATCACGAAAGAGCCATAGGCGGCATGGATGACGGCACACTGGAACTGAAAGAGGACAATATTGGTCTCTATGCACGGGCCCTTGTCAATGATCCGGAAATTGTGCGGGAAGGCCGTGCCGGAAACCTATCCGGCTGGTCCTTTGGCTTTTGGATCAACCCCAACGGGGAAGAATGGCGGGACGATGAACAGAATGGCCGCATCCGTGAGCTGACTGATATCAGCCTGGATGAAGTTTCCATCCTCGATGTGACTCCGGCCTACTATGCTACATCCATCAATACCCGAGATGAAAAGGCAGCCTTAAAGGAAATCCGTGTGGCAGATGACAAACCGGATAAGGTCAATGACATCTACGGAGCTTTGGAGCGGAAAAAGAGACAAATCGAAATTTTAAAGCTGGGTAAAGAATAAGGAGGACAATCATGAACCTGAAGAAACTCATTGAAAAGCGTAATGCCCTGGTTGACAAGCTGAATGAAATCGTCAAGAAGGCCGAAGAAGAAACCCGTGCCATGACGGAGGACGAAAACAAGGAATTTGACCAGATTACTGCTGAAATCCGTGACCTGGATGCCACCATCAAAAAGATCAGAGCGTCCATGTCCATCAACAAGGATGAAGAACCTGCAGATCCCACTGCAGCCAAGGCTGAAAAGAACGAAGAACGGGCTTTTGCCGCTTATATCCGCGGGAACCTGGAAGAATGCCGTGCTGAAGGCGGCATGACCAAAACCGACAACGGCGCTGTGATCCCCAAGACCATTGCCAGAAAGATCATCGAACTGGTCAAAGATATCTGCCCGATCTATGCCATGGCTACCAAATTCAACGTGAAAGGCGATCTGGTTTTCCCGAAGTTTGACAAAGACAAAGGGCCTTCTGCCAGCTATGCGGAAGAATTTACTGCCCTGACTTCTAAATCTGGGTCCTTCACTGGCATTACTCTGAGTGGTTACCTGGTTGGTGCCCTCACGAAGGTATCTGTGTCCCTGATCAACAACACTGAATTCGATCTGACCGCCTATGTGGTCAACAAAATCGCAGAAGCAATTGCTGAATTTCTGGAAGGACAGCTGCTGGCCGGCAGTGACGGGAAAATGACCGGCCTGAAATCCTGTACCCAGGAAGTTACTTCTGCTGCTGCCACTGCCATTACTTCTGATGAACTGATTGACCTGCAGATGAAAGTTAAGCAGAGATTCCAGGGCGCTTGTTCCTGGATCATGAGCAATAATACCTTTAAAGCCATTCGAAAGCTGAAGAATGCTGAAGGCGACTATCTGATGAATCGTGATCTGACCAATGAATTCTCCTGGAATCTGCTGGGCAAGAAGGTATATGTATCTGATGCCATGCCTGACATTGCTGGTGGATCCGTGCCTATCTTCTACGGTGATTTCTCTGGGTTGTACGTTAAGCTTGCCGAAGATGTAAATGTCCAGGTGCTCAAAGAACGCTATGCTGAAGAACACGTCGTTGGCGTCATTGCCTGGGCGGAAATCGACAGCAAGATTGTTGAAGAGCAAAAAATCGCGAAACTGACGATGAAAGCCGCATAAGGGTGGTGATCCGTCATGAGAATCAAAGCATTACTGAGCTTCACCGGGGCTGTGACCATGCATCCAGGTGAAGAAAGAACAGTAAGCAATGAGACCGGCCAGGATCTTGTCCAGGCCGGCCTTGCTATTTGCCTTGATGAACCTGAACCTGCGGAAGAACCGAAGGAAGAAGTCAAGGAAGAACCTGTGGAAGAGCCCAAAGCAAAACAAAAGCCTCCGAAGGAGAAAACTGCTGCAAAGGAGGCATGACGTATGAAAGTATCGGAACTTACCGTTGATTTCCTGCAGGAGTACGTGCGGGCGGATGGCAGCGCCGCTATGATGCTGAAGCCGATGCTTACCGCTGCCATATCTTATGCCATGGCCTACACGGGACTCACGGCTTCCCAGTTGGACGACTACGAAGACATCACGCTGGCAGTCATGGCCCTGGTTGCGGATATGTATGACGTTCGTCAGTATACGGTTACCAATGCAGAAGTGAATCCAACGGTGAAATCCATCCTTGACCAGCACAGCTATACGGGGCTGGAAGGAGGAATCGAATATGTATCGGAAAGCAGCACCTAATCTGGCATCCATCCTGAATCGAAAGATTGAAATCTATAAGCCGGTCCAGGGAGATGAAAATGAACTGGGGCAGAGGGAAATCGCTGAACAGTTGGTTGATACGGTCTATGCATCTATCGTGCCTCAGACTGGTTCTATGCTACATGGCCGTGCAGCCGATACGGTTCTTACCAGAGTCACGCACAAATTCATTGTCCGTTATCGTTCTGATCTCACGACTGATATGTACATCAGATACGGAGGGCAGCGATTCGACATAATTTACCTGCTGGATCCATATGCCAATCATGAACGTCTGGAAATCTTTACAGAGGGAGTGATTCAATGATTGAGATGCATTTTAACCTCAATGAGCTGACCAAGCTGAGTGATGACATGCTAGCAGCGGCCAAAGAGAAATTCCCCAGGAAGACGAAGGCATTCATGGGCCGGGCCGGGAATCGAATGAGGGCAAAAGCCAGGGCTGCATATAAAGCAGATATCAAACATTCCCGAACGGGCAACCTTGTACGGGGCCTTTCCCGCGGACGGCCTTACATCTATGGGAGAGATGAATTCTCAGTGCGTGTTGTTAATAAGGCTCCCCATGCCCATCTGTTTGAACATGGGCATGTTCTCTGGGCTCACCTGCCCGGTGCAAAACATGCTGTTAAAACAGAAAGAATGGTGAAAGGCCGGCACACCATGGCTCATGCGGAAAAAGCCTTCCAGGGAGAATATGAAGGGATGGTTGACCAGTTTGTTGACCAGCTCCTGGAGGAAGGAGAAATCTTATGAGCTTAGTTACTCCGGCGGAAGTCATTGCCAGATTCACCAGGGTACTGCAGGGGACTTTCCCTGATGTTCCAGTGCAGAACACAGACATCACGGAAGGCTTCCAGCGGCCCTGCTTCTTCCTCGATTTAGAGGGCATTGATACGGACCGTGTAGGAACTTACTACGAAGACGGGCTTTCTTTCCGGCTGTACTATTTTGCAGCCGATACTTACAAAGGCTTCCTGGACCTGCTGAAGAAAAGGGACGCCATCATCAAGCTGCTGCAGGATACTACCAGACTGGATCCGGATGAAGAATCCGAAAAATACGGATTTGTAGTCCAGGCAGATGACGGGATCCAGAGCGACATCAATCAGACTGACAAGGTTCTGCAGATCGCTTTCACAGTTGACCTTGTGCAGGAAGATGACCGGCTGCCGGATGCAGAGCTCATTGAGAATTTGGAATTCAACCCGACTTCTGTGCCATCTACAGATACGGGACGATCTGATGAAGAGTCTTCTGAATCTGAGGAAGAGGAAGAAGACAAGACCTACAACGTGGATGAATTATAAAAGGAGTGAAATAGATGGGACTGCCTACTATTGAGGTTACGTTCAAACAGCTCGCTGTTTCTGCCATCAAGCGTTCTGAGCGCGGCATTGCGGCCATCATCATCCGTGATGATACGCTGGGTGAGACGGCCATCACCAAAAAGACCTACAGATCCAGCATGGATCTGGAATCCAAAGACTACACCGAAGCCAACCTGGAAATCCTTGAGAGATGTTTCCTGGTGGCCGTGAACAAGGTGGTAGTTATCTCCCTGCCGACTAAGGGAGAATTCAAGGATGCCCTGAAAGTCCTGGATAAAATCAAGTACAACTATGTGTGCACTACGGATGCCGGCTCTCAGCAGGAACTGGCAAGCTATGTGGTTGACTACAATGCCACCACCAAAGGCAAGATGAAACATACTGTGGCCATCGTTTACGATGCCACCACTGCAGACAGCATGTATGTCATCAACGTCAAGAATTCTACGGTCACCGAAATCCAGACTGCCAGCGATGGCACGAAGAAATATGTAATCGTTCCCATGAATGAATATCTGCCCAGACTGTGCGCCATCCTGGCCAACCTGCCCATGAACCGGTCCTGTACTTCCTATGTACTGGAAGACCTGTCCGACTGTGCAGATGTGGCCACCGATGATGTGGATCTGGATGGGTGGATTGACAAAGGCTACCTGTGCCTGTGTGTGGATGACGATGAAGTCAAGATTGCCAGAGGCGTGAACAGCTTGACCACCTTTACTTCCACCGAAACGGAAGACATGAGCCACATCATCATTGTGGAAAGCATGAACCTGATTATTGAAGATATTTCCACTGTATTCAAAAAGAAGTACCAGGGTAAATATAAGAACTACCTGTCCAACCAGAAGCTCTTCATTGATGCCGTGGATGCCTACTTCAAGGCACTGGAAAAGGAAGAGATTCTGGACCCCGACTATACCGGGAATGACGATGCAGCTACCACCGGCAATGAAGCCTATATTGATGTGGAAGCCCAGCGGAATGCCTGGCTGTCCGTGGGGAAAACTGCTGCCAAAGACTGGACTGAGGACAAGGTCCGCAGTATGGCCTTCAAGACTACGATCTTCCTGGCTGGCACGGTGAAAATCCTGGATGCCATCGAAGATCTGAAGTTCGTCATTACCATGGAATAGGAGGTGGCATAAATGGATAAGGGCGTAACCAATAAAATCATCCGCGGCACCAATGGCCGGCTGTGGGTGAATGACAAGCTTATGGCCAACGTCAAAAGCTTCGAATGCAAGCTCAAACTGAACTATGAAGACATCGACGAAAACGGGAACTCCATTCAGCAGCGCCGCTTTACCGGTGCTTCCCTTGAAGGTACCATGGTCCTGCACAAGGTTGATTCCTATGCACTGAAGCTAATTAAAGACGGCGTGAAGACCATGAACATGCCGGATATCAGCATGGTTTCCAGTGTTTCCGATCCCTCTGTGATCGGCATGGAACGTGTGAAGCTGTCCAATGTGACGTTCGATGAGGTGGCCATGGCCAGCTTCGAAAATGCCAAAGTCGGGGAAGAATCCATTCCTTTCAAGGCCGGCGGCTATGAAAACACTGACACCATCGATGACTTTAACTAATGACCAGGCGGACGGAAAACCCGCCTTATATTTTGGAGGATAGCGATGACTGCGAAAAAAGCGACTCTTGAAGAGCTTCTGAAAAGAAAGCTGCAGAGCGAAAACGATAGAAATGCCTTCTTCCCCATTGAAAGCAAGGAAGCCGGGCTGACTTTTATGGTGCAGAAACTGCCCATTGAGAAGGTTATTGATATGCTGGATGACTTCAAAGTGGTCAACGGGTCCACTTCTACGAAGGAAAACTTTGAAGGGGCTGTCCGGATCATCTATGATTCTGTTCCGATGCTCCATGACGAAAAGCTCCGGAAGGGGCTGGCAGAACCCTATGATGTGGTTCCCTTAGTCTTTGGAGACAACATTGGTGCCATTGTTGACTTTGCCCAGGCCATTATTGAAAAGTTCTATGTTTCTGCAGTAGGAACGGAGAAAGAACTAAAAAACTGATGAAGCGTGACCACGATCTGCTTACCATTCGTTATTTCATTGAGCGTGGTCACAGCATCCATGATCTTGAATCTCTGACTCCTATGGAATGGCTGTTCTATCAGATCCATGTGGACCTGATGGCTGAAGCCGCAGCGAGTCAGAAGGAAGGAGGGTAAGGCATATGGCAAGAGGAATCAACGTCCTGCTGACGCTGGTTGACAAATTTTCCCAGCCAATGCGGAAGGCCGCCGGAGAAACCAAAGCGGCTACCAGACAGATCCGGAATGCTCAGAACATAGTGAACAAGTTTGCCGGTGATGCAAACCAGAAGTTCCTGTCCCTGGCCGGATCCGTGGCCAAAATTGGCCTGGGTATTGCTGCCGTGGGTGCGGGACTTGCTGTGGCCGGTGTCAAGAATTTTGCTGATGAAGCCATAGAGAAGGCAAATGCCCAGGTGGCAGCGGAAACCAAACTGGTCACCATCCTGGGAGATGTTCAGGCAATCCAGGAACAGGGAGCCGGGGCGGCCGAACGGGCGGCAAAATCTCTGGGAGCCTATGCCTCCCAGCTTCAGACGGTCGGCGTTGTGGGCGATGAAGTGACCCTGGCCGGTATGGCCCAGCTGGGTACTTTCCAGATGACGGAAGACCAAATCAAAACTGTATCTGCAGGGATGCTTGACCTGCTGGTCAACCAGAAGGGCCTCAATGCCACCCAGGAAGATGCCGTGAACGTGGCCAACATGATTGGTAAGGTCATGATGGGCAATGTTGGTGCCCTGCAGAGGGTCGGCATCTCCCTGGATGACTATCAAAAAGGCATCATCAAAAACGGCACCGCAGACGAACGTGCTGCCATGATTGCAGAAGTTCTTGCCCAAAATGTTGGCGGCGTCAATGAAGCCATGAGAAAGACGGATGCAGGCAAGGCCGCAGCCATCATGAATGACTACGGGGATATGCAGGAAGAAGTCGGGAAACGGCTGAACAAGGTCCGTACCGGCATCATGACTGCTTTCGCTGGAATGATCACTCCGTTGGGGAATGCCCTGGCTCCTATCATGGACCAGCTGGTGGCAAAGGTTGATGCAGCACTGCCTTCTATTCAGGCATTTGCCACAAATCTGGCGGCGGCCCTTCCTGGCATTATTGAGAGTATCGGGAACGGCATCAGCTTCCTGGTCCAGCACTTCCAGGACTTTGTGTCTGTAGCCAAAACGGTAGGACCTGTCATTGCCGGGATTGCCACCGGCTTTGCGGCTTTCAACATTATCAATGGCGTAATCAGCAAGATCCAGATGCTCCGGACCCTGTTTACAGGGATCCAACTGGCCGGGGGCGTGACTCAATTCGCCGCACTGCTGAACCCTATCGGTCTGGTGGCGGCTGCCATTGGCGTCCTGGCCGTGGCTTTCTACACTCTCTATACTCAGTCTGAACCATTCCGGAATGCCGTAAACGAGCTGGCTTCCCAGCTAATGGCCCTGGGTGAATTAATTATTGGGGACGTAGCTCCAAAATTTGAAATTGCCTGGGCAGTCATTTCTTCTGCGGTGGAAGCTGCAGTCGATGTGATTGGCGGGATTCTGGCCAATGTAGTCGGAGTGATTGCCAATCTTATCAGCTTCATTGTGAACGTCTTCACCGGGAACTGGGAAGCCGCCTGGCAAAATGTGGTAGACATCTTCCAGGGAATCTTTGATAGTTTAGCAAGCATTGCAGCTGCTCCACTGAACTTCATCATTGGAATGGTGGACAACATTGCCAGCAAGGTCAGCTCCATCCATCTGCCTTCCTTATCCCTGGGCGGGGGTGGAGACGGTGGGGGCGACACCACAGATGGGAATGCCCTGGGCACTACCTACTTCCGGGGCGGTCCTACCATGGTCAATGAAAACGGCGGCGAGCTCATTACTCTGCCTTCCGGCAGTCAGATCATGCCCCACCGGGAACTGCTGCAGTTGATCAACAACGGCAGCGGTGGCGGCGGCATAACCGTCAATCTGTCTGTCCAGGGCAATGTGATCGGGAATCAGGACTACATGCGTCAAACCGGGGAATACATTGTATCCCGTGTTCGTGATGCTCTGAGAAACAGCTAGGGGGTGAGAGAATGAGCTTACTGACTGACATTCTTCTGCAGTACACCGGAGCGGTTTACAGTGACCTGACATCCGCTCTGCGATCCCGCATCAACATCGTGCTGAAGGTGGATAATTCCACAGACAGCATTATTTTCCCGGTTGTGCCTGGTGAATTCCCGGATATGAACAGCCCACAGGGGAATGATACCTTTGAAGCTGTGACGGGGGATATCAATGTAATCGGGGCTCCCAAGCTCCGGACCATCTCCCTGGCCAGTATCTTTCCTGTAAACAAGAACTATCCTTTCATCCGGGCCCAGGCTTCTTACAGCAATGGCTGGGAGTATGTGAACTGGATCGAGAAACAGCGCCGGCTGGGAATGGTTTTCCGGCTGATGCTTGTGGAGACGTTCGGGGCTGTGAAGCTTGATATGCTCTGCACGATAGACAATTTTGTCTATCACCAGGAAAAGAACAATGATATCAAGTATCAGATTGATTTCCGGGAATACAAGAAGCCGCCGGTGAATATTGCCGCAGATCAGGCGTCTGAAGGGGTGATCGCATGAATAATTTCAAGCTGACTTACTCCTACAACGGCACCACCAGGGATATCACCGGAATCACGAGCAACTACACCCGCGGGGATCAGATCGACCAGCTGGGCGAGGAATTCGACTTCAGCCTGATTGACAATCCCCTGGATGTGAATTACCAGGGGAATCGGCTGGAATTCGGCGGGAAAATCTGCTTTGAGAACAATGGGAAGGCAGTCTACACGGGAATCATCGAAGAAGAATCCAGGGAAGGCCTCTCGAAGTACAAATACAAAGCCTATGATTATGCCTGGTTTCTGAATAAGGACCAGGTGTTTGTCCAGCTGGTTGACTGTACGGCCTCTGATGCCATCCGGAAGATCTGTGACCAGAAGGGCATCCAGATTGGTGAAATTGCTGAGATGAACACGGTCATCAACAAGGTCTACAACGGGGATGAAGTCTCCAAAGCGCTGAAAGACATCATTGCCCAGGAGACGGATGCCACCGGGGTGGAATATCGGATGGAAGTCAGGGTGGACAAACTGTATATCACGAAGCGGGATGACCTGAAGATCACGGCCACCTACCAGCTGGCACCCAATGAACAGCCCTTCGATATCACCAATGTGATTGGTGATTACCAGGCAGACAGCAGCGTGAAGGATATCGTCACGAAGGTTGTTGTCACATCTGGCAAGGAAAAGGATGTGGCCGTTGTGGCCACTGCTGAGAATGAGGATGCTGCCAAAGTCTATGGCGAAATTGTCCATTATGAAAAGGTTACGGACAAAGAGAAAGACGATGCTCAGAAGATTGCTGACAAGAAGTTGAAAGAGCTATGCAGGAAAAAGATCAGCAAGCGGCTGAAGCTTTTCGGATCCGATGAAGTCAGATCCGGCAGAGTGCTAACATTCAACAGCGAGGAACTGGGCCTGGTAGGGGACTTCCTTGTCCTTTCTGCCAACCACACCTATGACAACATCAATCATTTCATGACGCTGGAAATCCAGTCTACAAAAGACAATCAGGAAGGGGCGGTGTAAATGGCTGCTGATACGTGGGCCCAGGAGATGGCCAACCAGTTCAAAAAGCGGGACAATCCGAAGCCCATATCCAACTGCATCGGCCTGATCCTGCAGACTGGTGATGACTGGAAGGTCTCCATCCAGAACGGGGCCTACATTATCGACAAGAATAACGGTTATATTTGCAGGCATATCCTGCAGCGGGGCAGTGATTTCACGATTGACAATGAAAGCCAATCCGGGAACCTGACCACCGGAACCTGTTCCGGCGGCTATAAGCATGGCGGCAGCAGCTATTCTACATCGAACACTGCCACCGGGCATGTTACGCTGCATCCCATTGATGAATGGAAACGAGGGAACAAGGTCATGGTGGCTCCGACTGCTGACAACCAGCGGTTCTTCATTGTGGATATCATTGTTTAGGAGGTGCTAAGGTGTTTCCCTCCGACATCGATCTGAATGATTTAACGGCAGCGGTCTCTACTACTGACGCAAACAGCAGCAGTTCCGCGGCCACAACAGGGGCAACGGCTTTGGGCCGAAGTCCCTATTTCGATCACAAGAAAAAGGAATTTGTGTTCAACTCCGGGTTCAATAGGGAATGCTCCCTGACGGAAAGCATTCAGCAGCATATTCGGCTGTTCATTAACACAACCAAGAATAAATACGCCATCTATGACAAGTATTTTGGCGTAGATACCAATGGCCTGGTAGGGTATCGACTGCCCAGATCTGTGGCAATTGCTACCATCAAACAGCAGATTTCAGATGACCTGCTGAAAACCTGCCCGGTCATCAGGGAAACTAAAGACTGGACGTTCTCCGGGGAATCTGGGGTGTTCAGCTTCACGGCAGTCATGAATGACGGGGTAGAGGTGGTGATTTCAGAAAATGTATACGATTAACCAGATTCACAATACAATCCTCCAGGGTGTCCCTGATGACTACCAGAAGACGGAAGGCTTCCCCACCTATGACATTACCCGCGGCGTAGCTTTTGGGCAGTATCAGCTGTGGAAGAAAGCCTTCCTGGTAGAAGAAAAGCAGAACGTGGACAACCTGGAAGGCTCTGAGCTGGATGCATGGTGTGCCCAGCGCGTGGGGCTGACCCGGAACAGTGCCGTGAAAGCGAAAGCTGTCATGAAGATTGTTTCCGGCAGTGGCCGGATTGTAGCCGGGGACCTGTTTGAAACCGTTGACCGCATTCAGTTTGAATCTACGGAGACAAAGACTGTTTCCCAGGGTGATACCTTCAATGTCCAGGCTGTTGTCGCAGGAACCAGCGGGAATGTGGCTGCGGATACCATCACCCAGATTCCTGTGACCATCAACGGCATTGGCTCTGTGACCAACCCGGATCCGGCGGAAGGCGGCTATGCCGAAGAGACAGACGATGAATTCCGAAAGCGGTACTATGAAAAGCTACAGATCCCGGCAACCTGCGGGAACAAATATCACTACATTGCCTGGGCAAAAGCCGTTGACGGTGTAGGGAATGCCCGCGTGTTCCCCTGCTGGAATGGCCGGAATACCGTGAAGGTGGTCATCATCGGGAACGACAATAAACCGGCTTCTGACAGCCTTGTGAAAGCTGTCCAGGATTATATCGATCCTGGCAAGACGGGCTACGGAGAAGGCCAGGCACCTGTCGGGGCTGTTTGTACGATCAAGGCCGCAGATACGGTCTCTGTATCGGTCTCTGTATCGGTCTCTGTATCTTCCTCCGAAGATCTGGAAACCATCAAGGAAAATGTGACTAGTGCTATTGATGCCTACATCAGCTCCCAGGCATTTGCTGCCGGGGACAGCGCCACGGACTATATCAGCTATGCCCGGATTGGTGCGGCCATCATTGGAACCACGGGCGTCCTTGACTATGCAGATCTGCAGGTGAACGGCGGTACATCAAATATCGTCATCCCGAAGGAATCTGTGGCTGTGTTGGGTGGTGTGACCTATGCTGACTGATACCATGCTCCGGGCTCTCCATGCCTGGTATCGCAAAGACAAATGGGTGAAGGCCCTGTATGATGCCATGGATGCTGACATGAGCGGCGTTGATGGAAAACTGATGCAGGACTACTACAACCTGTTCTTTGACAAGCTGGATGAAGATGGCTGCAAGGTACTGGAAAAGGACCTGGGCCTGACTCCGGCCAAAGATGCCACCCTGGACATGCGCCGCAGTGATATTCAAATCAACTGGCTGGCCAAACAGTTTGCCTCCATGCCTGCCATTCAGCAGATCTGTGATGGAATCTACAACGGCAGCTGCACGGCAGAATATGACGGGGATGCAACAATCACTTATGCCATCCGTCACTACATGGAGCCGGCCCCCTACACGGATATCCTGGTGAAATCTGTGGACCGTATCAAGCCGGCTCACATCGACTACAAGTTCCGCTATGATTACAATGTCTGGCGGAATTACTACTATCCGTTGTTCTGGTCCAATGTGAAAGAAAAGAAATGGTCTGCAGAAGCCGGGATGGTATGGTCCGACAACTATTCCATCTGGCGCAACTGGTCCTATATGAAGACCAGGACATGGAAAGAAACCATGATTAAAGATGTTGACTAATAGGAGGAATGGAAAATGGCAACCAGAACAAGTTATCTCAAATTGATTAAACCTGGCTATGATGACGCTGCCGATGTCGCTGATCTGAATGCGAACATGGATACCATAGACAGCACCATCAAGACCATCGATGAAGACGGCTCGAAATCCCTGGTCGCTCACAATGCGGCAGAAGATGCTCACACCAACCGGCTGTTCGTGTCGGAGTCTTCCGGGAAACCGACTGCCATGGCAGACAAAGGGATCTGGATTGAACTGCTTGATGACTGAGGTGGTGCACTATGGTTGATGTCAAGGACAATGACATCCGGATGACCCGCGGGGACACGGCCATCCTGAATCTTTCCATCCAGAATGCTGACGGGACGCCTTATGAAATTACGTCTGACGATACGATCCTGCTGACGGTCAAGAAAAACACGACAGCAAAGGCAATCATCATCCAGAAGGCGGTGGCTGATAATAGGATTACCATCACACCGAAGGAAACGGAGTCCCTGGAATATGGCCCGTACTGCTATGATGTTGAGCTGCGGCGCACTGATGGCTTTGTTGCTACCATCATCAGCCCGCATACTTTGACTTTGTGCGAAGAGGTGACGTTCTGATGGACAGACTCATTGGCACGATCAGCGCAGAGGGAACCCTGCAGGGCGTCCTGTCTGCAGTATGCAACCTGACCGGGAAAATCACAGTAGGCAAGTATGAACCGGAGTACGCGACTGCAGCGGACATTCTGGATCTGTTTGAAGGAGGAACATTAGATGGCGACTGACAAAATTGTAAGACTTAGTAACCTGAAGACCTTTCTGACGAGTCTGAAGGGACTCTTTGTGTCCAAAGAATCTGGGAAAGGGCTGAGCACAAATGACTATACCACGACAGAAAAGACGAAGCTGGCCGGGATTGCGACCGGGGCAAATAACTATACCTTGCCAACGGCATCCGGGACGGTGCTGGGCGGCATCAAGGTGGGCTCTAACCTGACCATTTCCAACGGCGTTTTGTCTGCTGTCCAGGGGAAGGTGGACCTGAGCCCTTATGCAAAGACTACTGATATCGCAAGCACATACGCTAAGAATGCGGACCTTAGCCCTTATGCCAAAACGTCAGATATTGCCAGCACTTATGCGAAAAAGACGGATATCTCTACTGCCTTCCGCTACCGGGGCAGCGTCGACACCTACTCCGCACTGCCGACCAATGGCGTAGCGGTAGGTGACGTATACAACGTTGTTGCTGCTGATGCCAGCCATGATATTAATGCAGGGGACAATGTTTGCTGGAATGGCAACGACTGGGATAATCTCTCTGGTGTGGTCGATCTGAGCGCTTACCTGAAGGGAGCTGATGCTGCCAATACCTACATGGCCAAAGCCGACTATCCGACTGCCACTGACGCGGACATCACAGCTCTTTTCTCTTAACGGAGGTGATGCCATATGAAAATGGTTAGCCTGACGGGGCTTAAGACTTTCCTGGTTAAGCTGAAAGCGACTTTCGCTACAAAGACAGATGTTGCAAAGAAGCAGGATAAACTGACCTTTGACAGCACACCGACTTCCGGCAGCGCCAATCCCGTCACCAGTGGTGGCGTATATGATGCCCTGGGCCCGTCCCTTTTTCTTGAAGGCCAGGATACGGGGGAATGGGTGGGAGCCCCGATTAGATCTAAGTCAGGAATCGTCTTATCTGATACGGAGCCAGCTGATCATGATGTCATCTGGCTCAAAGAAGTATGAAAGGAGATAGGTAAAAATGAGCATTAAAAAATGCATCATGAACTACTTTGACAAGGCCACTAATGCCATGGTCCCGTTCCATCCTCAGACAGAATCTGGAGCCATCACCGACTGGCATGAATCCGTCATTGGATCTCTGGCCAGCAAGGTTCTGCCAGCTGTCGTTTCGGAGCTGACCACGGACTCTGTGATGGGGAAGTTGATGAAGATGTTGCTGACTGCCTCCGGCGTGAAGTACAGAATCGATGCCAACGGGTATATCTGCCTGGGGAGCTTCTTTGGAGGATTGATTATACAGTGGGGAGCTAGCGCCCATGGGTGGGGGGCTTTTCCGGTGGCTTTCGCTCAGTTTCGTAGGATTGTGACCAACCACCAAGGCATGACGTGGATGCAGTCACAGGTCCGAGAAGTGAACTCGCTTGCGGGTTTTACGTTAGACGTAGGGAACAATGATACATCTAACTGCGACGCCCAATGGATCGCCATTGGGAAATAGACAGTGGGGATGGGGTGTGGAAGGACAAGCGCTAAACTGTCCGATATCAGCAAAAATCTTGGCCGTCGTAGGCGTACATGAGGGTAAAACCAAACAGGTTGTAACCTACGATAATTCCACTAGCACTTGGACTGGTACTGAACAGTCCTACTCCCTGCTTTATATTGCTCTCTGCCATTAAACAGTGGGGATTACAAACAAACGTAACCATGTCCGGTACGCCTATCAGCTTACCCATAACCGCAAAGATATTACTTGGCGTAGCCAGCGACGGCGGTAATTACAACAACCCTTGCGGATTCGATTCGAGGGAAGGCAAGCTTTATGCATCCAATACCGCCGTAGCCTTTATCGTTATTTGCGGATAGACAGTGGGGAACCGCCGATGATACAAACAGGCTTTTTAGGTATCCCCTATCTTTAACCCGATTGTTAGGGATCTACTACACAGGCGCTTACAATATCGGATTCATTTATGCCCAATCAAGTAGCTCTTGCTCCTTCAAGGCTTATGACGCTTCCTTAAATCCCATACCAGATTCTAATACTGCGGGTAGATTCTTTTTGGTTATAGGGATATAAAGGTGTAGACAGTGGGGAAGATATAACGGATCTGGACGACAAATTAAATACCCGCTAACGTTCAGCAGAGCTTTCACGTTCGTGACGTCTGGCGGGTATTCCATTATCATTCCTGCCCTAACAGGGCTTGAATCGGAGATGCTATCCGAAGTGCCTTACTTTGCGAGGCTTTCCACTGCTAACGACATAAAAAACGATAACGGTGAAACATGTCAAATTTATTGGATCGCCCTCGGCGAGTAAGAGATTACTTACATACTGCAATCCATTGCCCCCAAAGGGGATCTTGCCTGATACCATCAGCAACACCAATTCTGAGCCCGTATATGCCGAATTTCCCGTAAGCAAAATCCGAGGCGCTAAGGCACAGCGGATTGTTATTATTATTCACATCAGTGGCGACAGCTAGGAAAGGAGTGGCTGATAAGGGCATTGTTATATAAGTTCCAGAAGTTACATTACCAAAAGTTCCCCACTGTATATCCGTTAAAAAGCCAGCCTCTGGGCCCATCTTACTGGCTCATCCGTTGGTAAGGCCCTCTGACTGTCCAGGGCAAAACCTCTTTTACAGTCTGTTTTGACCCCTATCCCGGGTAGCATCAGTAACACAACCACAAGGGCAGCTGCTCTGACACCAGTGCTATATGGCCGACTCAGACAGTAGCGCACTAGTAACAGCCTACTTGAGGAGCTCGATACACCTTCGGAGCTGCCGCAGTCCCTTGTGGGTGTACACTCGCTCTGTGACATCGCCTCCAGCGTGGCCTAAGATGCGCCGCTTAGCTGTTTCGTTGGCCCCGGCGTTGTCCAGGAGAGTGGCCACGGTGTGCCGGCAGTCGTGGGTGGTATGACTAGTGGCGTTGATGGTAGCCATGGCCTTTCGCCACAGATCACAGTATCGGCTATAGCTGTATGGCTTTCCGGCTGGATCAGTGATGAGGTAGGAACCAGGAGATTGGAGCCTTTTAGCGATGATGCTCTGGATCCGGTGATGAATTGGTATGGTCCGGATTCCGGCTACAGTTTTTGACCTGGTAATTCTGATCAACTGCTGCCTTTGATTGATGTCAGTCTTTAAAAGCTGCAGCATCTCACCGACACGCATACCGGTATAAAGGAGTATCAAAACGGTATCAACCCCTGGTGTATCCAGGGCATTCCAGAGCCGATTGATTTTCTGCCGGGAAAAAGGCTTATGCGGATGTACTGGACGGTTCCGACCCAAGGAGAGCAATGGAGCGTAAGCTTTCCCAGTGGCTTCGATTTTAGCAGCATAGGATTCCATCAATGATATAAGAGACCGGACTTTCTTAACACTGGAATAGGACAGTCCGGCCTTTCTCATATCATCAATGACCCGTTGGTAGTCGCTGTACTTGATTTCAGCGTATGGCATTCCATGGAGTATAGAGCAATGACGAAAAGCATTCTTATATCCGCAGACGGCACTAGCTGACGGATCTGTGTCTGCTATGTGCCTGGACAGCCAGCGGTGGTAAAGTTCTTCGAAGGTCAACCTGTGGTCAGCAAGGGAGGTGCCATTATGAGACTTGTTGTAATCGGCGGCGAAGATTTCCGCTTCTACCTGAGTCGCAAAGTATTCGACTGGGCGCTGCCGGCCTTCCTGCGATATTACAAAGACAAACGGCCTCCTCCGGTTCCCGGAGAGCCTTTTAATGGATCCGTATCCATTTGGTTTTCTCATACAACCAACCCCTTCTAAATTGATAAGGAGATGATAAGCATGGTGAGCAATGTTAGCAACTATGTAGCCGGGTTTGATGAATCCGGGAAAAGAATCGGCAGCATTATCTTTGACGGTGATCCTGCCAGTGAAAAGGATGTAGCTGCGGCGGTTGAAAAAGGGAAGGCAACTTTCCTGGATGCTGCTGTTGTGGAAGTAATTTCCGCCGATGACTTTGGATTGTACCTGTCTGGTGACTATGTACGGGGGGATGATGGCCATCCCACTAAATATGTGGCTCCTGAGCCGACCGTAGAAGAAAGGAAAGCAGCCCAAAAAGCAGCCCTGAAAGCAGAGTACGAAGCCGGAAAAGCGGAGCTACTGTCAAGTCTGCAGGCGGCACAGTTAGCGGGGAACACGGATGCAGTAGTAAGCATCCAGTCCGAATACAAAGATTTTGCGGAAGCCTACAAAGCTGCCGTCGAGGAGGTTGGTTAAAATGGCATTTTTTAAGCTGAAAAAACGTTGCCTTTACTGCGGAACGGCTCTGGATGATAAGGGCAACTGCCCGAACAAAGACTGCATCAACCACACTGAGAACGCTGAACAGGAGGACGCCTCCAAGAAAGAAGGCTGATGTATGGACTGGTTATCCGTTTTTCTGCCTAGTCTTTCCTCTCTCTTGAGCGGCGTCCTTCTCTGGAAGTTCAAGGAGCTCCGGGCGGAAGGGAATAAGGAACAGGCCGAAAGAGCAAAGAAACATGAAGCCCTGGTGACAGGAGTGGTGGCCATGCTTCGAGACCGGCTCATAGATGCAATGGACTACTACCTGGCCCTGGGCTGGGTTCCACACCACAAGGCCGAAGTGGTCAACAAGATGTATGTGGCATACCATAACCTGGGCGGGAATGACATCGTATCTCTGACCTACCAGCACTTCATGACCCTTCCACACACTGCCCCCAGCAAGGAAGAGGGGGATTCCAATGTTTGAATTCGAGAAAATTGACCTTGAAAACATCCTGGTAATCATAGCCTTATCAGCAAGCCTGGTGATGGCTATTTTTTATGGCCTGGACAATCTGGCCATGTCGATTGTGACTGGTCTGCTGGGCTACATTGGCGGGACGATAAAAACCGGGAAAGGAGGTGAAAACAATGGCAAAGGTAATTGATGTATCGTATTGGCAAAAAGATATCGACTATGGCCTGGTGAAACAGGCCGGTGTCCGTGGCGTGATCGTAAAGATTACCGAAGGCAAGGAGATTGAAGAAACCTGGTGGGGCCATGTGGCGGAAGCTGAAAAACATGGTCTGAAGTGGGGCGTCTACTGCTACAGCCATGCGGGCACGCCGGAAGAAGCGGCCGCAGAAGCCAATGAGGTGCTTTACCTCTTAGGTAATCGGATCCCTCCCATGGGTGTGTGGTTTGATTTCGAATCTCCGACATGCCTGGAGTCCAATGATCCAACGGCCGTCTGCAGCGCCTTCCTCAATGCGATTAATTCTAAAGGCATCCCCTGCGGCATCTATGCTAGCCTTTCCACCCTGGAAGACGTCATCGATGTGGCTGCCCTGGCCGACTATGTGCCGTACTGGGTAGCGCAATACAGCAAGCAATGCGAATTCAAGGACGACTACCCTAATAACGTGCTGGCCGGCTGGCAGTATAGCGACAGCCAGAACATCGGCGGAACAAACGTTGATATGAATGAATGGTATCTTGAGTTAGACTAGGAGGAATAATTATGAGCAAGTGGACTGATTTCCGCGACAACATGGTGGATGCGATGAACTTGGACAGTGTGGTCAACGACCTGAAAGATCAGCTGGTATCCAGTCTGACTTCTGACGGCTTCCCGGTGATCGAGGAGCTGGCGACCACCTTCGTCGGCAAAATCCAGGAGCAGGCTGCGACTGAAGCCGGATGGAATAAAATCCGTGACAGCGTTGTCCTGCCACTGGTCATCCGGGTAGGCCTGTACATGATGAAGGCAGTCCTGGCCGGCAGTACTACCCCTACTGCGGAAGCACCTAAAGCTGAATAAAGAAAAAACCCGTAGAGCTGGAAACACCAGGCTTTACGGGTACTTTTTTTGTTTAAAAGTATAGAAGAAAATTGGAAAAGTAGTACTTAACTATCATCCTACTGTCCTATTTCTAGTGAAGGAGGATGATAACCATGAAGAAAATCCAAAGTCAACTCGTTGACATCATGCACAACACAACAAAGGTCATGGAAGCCTTTGCCAACGACTACGAGAAGGCCAAAACCAAAGAAGAACAGGGGGAAATCCTGCGATTCGAAGCTCTATACCTTACTGACCGTGCAAAACATCTGGAAGAAGTAGCCCGGTACCTCGATGCCGTTGCCGACTTCCAGTAA